GCAGCGTCATTGAGTACCGTAATGGTGTTCGCCGGACCAGCACCCGTGCTACACGCAGCAAGGAGGCCAGTACCATCACCGTAGTAAATACGACTGGAATCCTTTACAGCAGCATCCTTAAGGTTCTCCATCTCACGCTCAGCCATAGCAGCGAAAGCCTGCGGCTTCGACTGCGCCAGCTTCATTACGTGACCAGTGAACCGGCACCGACCATAGCCAGCGTAAACTGGTACGTGCACCTCATGGTAAGGAGCAGCGCCAGGGTTACCAAGCGCCTCACCCTCAGCACGGTACGAAATACCAGGGTTACGAGCAAGCTGGATCGGGAAGTCCAGATACTTACCACCAATCATATCGGAAACACCATCGCTGGTCTTCTCGATACGCTTACCGAATACGATCTCCTCGTTGTACTGCTTCTCGATTCGGTCTTCGTAGACTTCCTTGAGAGCAGCGGAGACCTGTGTCATCGTGACGTTAGCCATTAATCATCTCCACTTAGTGCGTGTGCCAACCAATTGACACGTTCCTTAGCTTCGGCTTTGCCGAAGTCAATCTTCTTTGCTCCTGAAGGAGCCGCACTTGAAGCACCCAATAAATTAGGTGGAGCTGCTCTCCGTTGGGTCTTACCCATTGCACGGTGGTAATGCTGTACCGCTTCGTCAATGCTTTGTGCGTGGCCACTAGCTAACATGCCGGCTACGATGCGAACATCGAATTCACCATGCTTATTAGCAGCAGCATCAAGTTCGGCCTTAAAATTGGCCTGTTCACGTTCCTGCTCCTTGCGGGCACGTTCGGCAGAACGTTCCTCAGCTAAAGCAAGAACAGCTTTCTCCAGCTTCGTGTACTTCTCTTCGAGCGGGTTGACTTCCTTCTTCTCAGCTTCATCAGCTACGACCTGCTTAGCCTGCGCTACAGTGAGCTGGGGACCATCAGGATCATTAACCAAGTAGTCAAGAAGTCGCTGGGGGTTATTAACAAGAGTCTGGTAAAGTCGAACGCTTACCTGAGCGTCTTCATGCGGAACGCCTAAAGACTTCCACTGGCTCAGTTCCTGCTCGTACTTACCTACAGCCTTCTTATATCCCCCATCCCACATACGAACATACTTCTCTGCATACTGGCGCTCCTCTTCGGGAGCGCTTTCTACAAAGCGTCGTCCATAGTCAGACAGTTCAGGAAGTTCCTCTTCCTCACCCGCACCGACTTCGGTCGGTTCGGATTCATACTGCGGATCTACGTCACTCATGCTGGAGTTTCACTCTGATCTGGCGGGGGAGGCGCTCCTCCACCTGCCTTAAGTTGAATAAAGATTTTACGTAGTTCGATTTCCATATTAGGATCTACTACAAAAGGATTAAGAGGTTGCCCTGTCATCTCGTCAATGGCTCCACGCTGCTCGGTCACCATTGGGTCTTCGACTACAGGAATGTTGAAGAGAGTCGCTAGCTGCCACATGTGCAGATAGTCGTGGAACTGGAACATAGCCTTGGTCTGAGGATCAAGGTGTTCGTATTCTTCCCTCTTCTTGTACTGGTCATGTTCATCCACGTGTGCTACGTGATCATGCCAGATTTCTACAGCAGCAAACTCTCCACGAGACATCCTTAAATTCTCACGGGAAGCTTGTACTGTATCTCTTTCAACTTCCTCTATGAAGGAAGCTACATCAGGCATGTTAAGCATCCTAAGACCCTTGGCCCCAGGTATGATCCCAGCCTTCATGTATTCGAGAATCTCTGCCTTCTGTGCAGCTCTAGACACCGGAGTACCGGAACCACTGACTACATAGTAATCAGTGTTGTCTCTGAGATCTACACCCTTAATGGAGAAGGCGTCATAAACTTCGTTCTGACCGACTACACGCACCAATCGTTCAGTATCCCAGAACTCAGTCACAAGGGACAGCAACTGCTGGTTAACTTCCTGAATGGCCCGTTCCTTAGAACGGATTGCGTAAGTGATTGCAGAGTCATCACGTTCCTGCAAGAACGAGATAGCCGTAGCGGCTTCTACACCAGGAGGAACTGAACCCTTACTCACTTCATTCTGAGAGGCAATTTCATCCATCTCAGACGAAGTCAGCTTCACATGCTCAATAACATAATTGGGCATCATGGGAGCTTGAATGGGAGTAGGAGGCTGCATACCAGGCGTGTAATCAATTACAGCACCAGGCTCAGTCGTGAGCTGATCACGATCTACAGCACCAAGAGCTACAGCCCACTGAGGACGAGAAGTCAGATTCTTGTTCTCAATGATCTGACTACGAGTCCTATTGTACTCACGCTGCAAGGAAATAAGCTGCTCTACGAAGCTAGTGTCGTAGAACCTGCCTGAAAGTGTGTGCCCTCTAGCTACAAAGGGAAGACGACCGTGGCCGTATGGCCACTCCATCGTTCCATCAGGACGAGGGTACTGATCTTCAATCTCAGGTAAGGGATTACCCTGTTCATCAAGCTCAGGCTCAGCCGGCTCAGGTTCTGCGTAAGGAAGCAACTTACCGTTGCAAACAGCGAACACCAAGCCGAACGGATAAGTCCTGCACGGCTTGATCCAGAACTCCTTGACTACAGCGTATTCATCGCCCTTGTTCTGATTAAAGATGGACATAACGCTACGTACCTTAGCATCAACCTCAGAGGTATCTGCATCGGCAGTAACGTCTACACCCCAAATCTCTTTAATCTTAGAGACCAGAATGGACTGTGCATGGCACACCCATTCCTGCTCACGGATTCGAGTTTCCTCGATATCCGGCACATAAATGTCAAAGGGCCGAATTGCGTCTACAGTGAGCTTACCAGGCTGGTTAGTACGAGTGTCCAGCTCATCTACAGTGTAGCGTACCTTGTAGTACCCTGCACCTGCTACACACACCCACCAGTCAACAAGATCGTGAATCGTATCCAGTTCAAGTTCCATCTCCAGAAACTCGGTTACTGAATTTGCTACACGTGCTGCTGAGCGATCCTGCTCGTCAGAACTAACAGGAAGTACGAAGCCTCTCGGCTTCTGACTAGAAAGCTTAGCTTGCTCTCTACGTACGTAAGGTTGAATCTTATTTACTGTAAGGCGAACCCGCCACCTGGGGGCCCTTGGTGTAGTAAGACGGCGAGCATTACTAACCTCAGGCCCCCAGGTAACCCACTGCTTCCCATAGTAGAAAGCAAGATTCAAAAGCCACTGACGCTCCAGAGGTACTCTGGCATCATGTGCCTTTTGAAATGCAGACTCTGCCCAGCTTGCGACATCTTGTGGCAAAGCATCAGGCTTAAAGAGTCCCATCACACACCATCATTAAGTAAGTCAATCAAATCATCAGTAGTAAGTTCGTCAGGTGCTAATTCACGAAGCTTGTCTACATACTTTTCATCAGGAGTACGCTCATCCCATTCCGCCTTGTGCGGAATAAACGCGGGAGGAGGAGCTACAATAAGGTTACTTGTCTGGAGTCGTTCCAGTAGACTCTGCTGATTTCTTGACGAGAGATCCAGCTGCTGAAACAATCTTACGGAGATCTGCAACACGCTTCTCGATAGCATCCAAACTAGCGAGAGAAGTAGCAAGAGTACTAAGCTCAGAAGTGAGATTATCAATAGCGACAGTGACATTCACTAACTCTTCTTCTAAGGTCTTCTTGGCCTTATCAATCTCTTCGAGCTTTACATATCCTACACGCTTAGCCATTTCATGGAAGAAAGGTTCACCGATGAGGAGAGTATCAGTTTCGAGATCTGGATTTACTACACGAATGAACCACTTACTAGTTGCTCTATCGTTACCATTAAAGCAGCAAAACGCTGGATGGTATTGCGGTACTTCTTCAACCGCTACAATATTATTAGCCATGCTGGTACTTTACAACCTTGTTGGGGTATGTCCCTATAGGGTTCTTTCCCCTACAGGGAGTCTACAGGGGTCTAGCTTAAGATGTCAAGCGGCTAGTGAGTGTCACCACTCAGAGCCCATGTATTCGTCATAGACAGCGTCATCACGGTGATCACGCTTATAGGGTGTAGCCCACTTAATCGTGGGGTCTACATCTACACGCTGCGCTAGTGGACCATTACCAGAGTCAAACACTGGTCTAGTCATAGCAGCATAACGAAGGTCGTCCACTGCGTGGTCGTCCTTCTTCTTTGGCTTGTTTTTAGGTTCCTTGGAAGTCTCAGCTTTACGTGTAGCCCACTCGTCCCATCTATATGTACGAAGTTCCTTGATAAGAGCCCTACACGATGGATCAATAATGATTCTATCATCCGCAAACAACTGAGCTACACGCAAGATACCTGCATCGACATCATTATTACCTGGTGCAATGTTAATGCCGAAGTTCGCATACTCACTTGCTACAGTTTGC